TAATTGTAATAATGTTTGTGATGGTTCTTTGAAAGGTAAAGGCATAAACGCATCTCTGATGTTACCACCAGGTGAATCTACATCCCTGAACTCTCCAGGCTGAATTGAGTTTGCTTCGTCTCGAACACGAATACCTCGTTGTTTGAAACCTGCAGGCATGTTTGAAAATGTACCTGCATCTATTAACTGTCTTAATGCATTAGTCGCTGTTCTTGATAGACCACCGATCATGTGTATTAAACCAAAGCCATAAAAACCTAATCCTGGTAAAAATTTAAAATGAACAAAATATCCTATTTTCTTTTTTAACGGATCGTTTGGTTGATAGTTTCTTCTTATTGATAGAACTTCTCTACTACCTGCATCTAGAGTTACAATGTATGGAAGTTTAATTCCAGTCATGTCTCCAGCTGTATCTTTGTCTTCAAATCCTTCCAGATCTAAATTCATGTGGAATTCTAAAACAGTAAAAATTTCTTCTTCTCTAGTTTTTTGAACTCCTTCTAATTCTCTTTCTTTTTTTTCAACATCTGTTTCTTGTGAGTAGCCAGGATTTATTTCTATGTCTCTATAAAAACCTGACACTTGTTTTTTTCTTAGATCATTTTCTGACATCTTCAATCTGTGTACAACAGCCTCTGCATCTTCAAGTGAAGTTGCAGTGTATGGTACAATCAAATCATCTGACGGCACGAATTTTGATACGGCTCTGCCAAGAAGTTCATCGTAATAAACTTTCTTAAAAGCAGAGCCACTAAGAGGGAGATAAAAAAGCATTTGATCGAACTCGGGTTCATACTCCTTCATCACATTCATGAGTTGATAGTTCATGAAATCTTTTACTCTGACAGACTGATCTTCTTTCTGTCTACTCGGTGCACCCATTGTTTGAGTGTGCACTGGTCCATTTGCTGGAAGTAATTCTTTGTAAGCTTGTGCTTGAAACTGTGTGACTGCTTCACCTAAAACTGGGTGAGTAACACCACTTGCATTTTGAAAAGGTTGTGTTCTGTTTTCATATTTAAATCCCAAAAGGTCTAAACCTTTTGCGTAACTTTGTTCCCAATCTTTTCTAGAATTTTTATAATTTTCGTAAGACTCAAATAAAGTAGAGCCAAGCTGTCCTAAAACATCTGTACTAGGCGTTTTTATTGTTTGCTCTACGTTTGGTAAAGCTTTGTCTATTTCTGCCATTTATTTTCTCCGAGTTCTGGACCACTATAGGCTGTTTTAGTTTAATATTCAACCCTTGTGGGTTTGGACCTCTAAGCGGAGGTATCGTCGTAGTCAGTCGTTTTATCAAAACTAAACCCCCTATCTTTAAAATCTGAATATTTTTGAGTTAGCTCTGGACCTAGTAAATAAGCGAGTCCTAATTCATCTACATCTGTTAATCCTCGTTCTTTTGCTTTTGCAACGTCTGATATCCCTAGTCCAACACCCACTGCACCTACGAAAGGCACAAACGGAGCAATAGCTTTAAGTCCTGTCTTAGCGATAGTTTTTAGTAAAGTTCCTTTTGGTATTTCTATGTCCTTAATTTGTTTAGCTGCTTTACCATAAGTGTCAGTTGTTTTAATATCTTCATTGATTAAATTATTGAATTGTCTTGTATCAGACAAAAAGGTTCGGGGATCATGGTGATTAAATTTTGCTACTTTAAAAGCATTATCAAACATTTCTTTTTCTAAAGCTTTTTCTGGTCTAGGTATTTCGGACGCTACTTTTAAATTTAAACTCTCTTTTAATTGTGTAAGTGGAAATTTTGTTGCAGCTTTTAAAATATCTTTTTGTGCTGTTTTTACCTCACCATAATAACCATCATCAAGTAAAGTTCTTATGGGTCCAATGTCTTTATTAATTTTATCTATTCTTAATTTAGCTTCATCAATATCTATTGTGCCTGCTTTTAAAGGCTGCATAACTTCTTTGTCTAAAGCTCTATTAGCATACCTAAAAGTTGGTTCCGTTTTCCAAGGGTTGTTTCCAACACCATCAGGGTGATGAACTTCAGTTATATTAAACCTAGGAGCTTTTCTTTTTATATACTCACTTATTTCTTTTTCTGTTCGAGCTCCGTTTAAAACAGCTTCTGTTCTAAGTAATTTAATTTTAGCATCACTTTTAATTGTTTCACCACTAGAGAGTCTTTTGCTTCCAGTCTTAACTTGAGTGTCGTATGCTTCAGTAGATTTTTTAAAAAATCCTTTGCCAAAAGTATTATCAACTTGTTTTTCTAAATCCCCACTTTTAAAATTATTACCCCATGAAAATACAGTAGATCCAGGAGCTTGAGTATCTATAAACTTAACTCTTTTCCAAGCAGGAACTCCATCTTTGTTAGTCATCTTCCAATCTATCTTACCATCTTTACCAATTGGTAAATTACCATCAGCAAACTCTCCTACAATTTTTATTCTATCTCCTCTGTAGGATGCTCTGTATAAATTAGACCAAAGTTTTTTTTCACTGTTGTCACCAAAAGGAAAGCCACCTATTTTTTTAGCTTCACCTTCCATGCTTCTAATTGCATTTGCATACTTTCTAATTTCTGAATCAGTTCTATTTTTGCTTAACCATGAATTACCATTTTGAAAATCTTTAATTTTATTTATCTGTTCTTCTAAACTATATTTTATATTTCCTTTTGTGTCCGCAGCAATGGATCTTAAACTAACTCCTTTACCACCAATGGTTAAATTATTTATTTTTTTCTGAGCTGATGGAGAGATTAAACTTTTTACATTAAGCTCATCAAATATTCTTGTTGCAGAGTTCATGCCTTTTACAGAGCCAATATCATCACGACCTAAAAGGTAATTTCTGAGCTGTAATCCAAAGGCATTGTTTCTGCCAAATAATTCTGTCCATTTTTCAGGAGTCGGATTTTTTAACCATTTGTTTAAATCTTTAAAACCTTTTTCAATGCTGTTTTTATTTTGACTTATTGATACGCCGGCAGGTAAAAAGAAACCTTTAGGTAAAATTCTTTTTTTACCAAAGATATTGTACTCTAGTTGTTTGTTAGGATCTCGAAGAGCCATACTAGACTCCCGTTAAACTTGCTATGCCGCCTTGTGCTAGTGTGATTACTTTTTTCTCTTTGATTTCTTCTTCTACTTCTTCTGTCGGTGCTTTTGCTTCACCAGCTAAAGCCATTGATCTAAACTGTTCAAAAGACATTGGCTCTAGACCTTGTTCTAACATTTCATAAACATATTTTTCATACTCATCAACTAAATTTGGATCTCGATAGTCAAAAGCTAAAGATCCTTTGTCGTCTATATAACTGCCATCACCTGGAGCAGCCATTCCTCTTTCTTCTATAAAACTATTGTCTACGATTGCATCACCTGGACCAGCTATGCCCATCGGATCATTAAAAGATACTAGTTGAGCATCATCAGTTGCCATGATCCCTGATTCCTGGTTTTTGGATTGATCACCAATTGACATATCTAAAAATTCCATCATGTCAGAAATTTCTTTTACATCCATATCATTGATTCTGTCTTTTATACCCTCGTAACTTGAAGGGTATTCCTTCTTCATCATTTCTATAAGTGTTTCTTTATCCATACTAATAATACTCCAGTTGTCCTCTGTAAGGTAGTGGCTCGTCCTTTTCGTCTTCAGGGTGAGCTATCAACCCTCCTTGTCGTATTCTCATCAACGCTTGCGTTGTACTATCAACGTAGTCATCGTGGTCACCGTGCGGGAACGAAGCACATTCTTCAACTACTTCTTGTGCAAAATGTTCATGCATCGGGGCCCAGATTTTTCCACTCTCAAAGAGCGGAGAAACAGAGTTTACTCTAGCGTGTTTATCATTTCCTTTGCTTGGTGTAAAGTTAATAACGGGTATACCCATTCGTCTTAATTCTGACGTTAATGGGATTCCAGAGGCTTTAGCCTCAACCAATACCATATCAGGACGCCACCAGAGATACTCTTCATGAGCCACGCGTCGAAGTTCGGGGAACTCGTACCTATCTTTGAAGGCATTAAGCAATATAATACCATAGCCATTGTCTTCATCTTCAAAGA